AGCAGCAATTGTGCTGGTGTAAAGAACGGTAATAATCTCATAAGCGCTTATCTTAAGAGAAACATTCAACCTTGGCCTAAAGAAAAATTAAAGAAACCAACAATACAGCAACAAAGAGTGTTGGCTATTCTTTGGAAGGACAAGTTAGACATGATAGAAGTCGATACCTTAGATTGGATCAATCAAGAAAATCATGCCTCTAAAAAGAAAATGTATTTGGCAGCTTGGAATAAATTTCAATTAGACGGAGATATAGAGTATACCGCAACATTACAATTGAAATATGATGAAGTAATCATGAAAGAAATGATGAGGACAATTTGCGCCTTTGACAATTCATATGTTGTCAATGTTGCCCCAATGATTGCCTCATGTAGTAATGCACTAAAGAAATTGTTTAGTGGTTCAGTCAATCTTTCTTTTTCACCAAAATACACGTTACATATCGTATATGCTACAGGACTAACAGCTATCCAAATAGCAAGGATTATAATGGAAAATGATTCGGAATCATCAATACCACACTATTTGTTAATGGTTTTAGGTGATGATTCTGCTTTAATCAGACAACGCAGGGTTTTGTGTTGTGATTTTTCAAGATACGATTCGACTCAACATCCTGAACAACATGAAATTTTTAGGAAATTCTTCACCACTGCATGGAACAAACAGCAGATGGAAATGTTGAGAAAAGCAGCTTCAGCACCAACAAAAATGTTTCATCCTAACTCTGGCATTAAGTATAACGTTCAAACCAGAGGTTTGAAAACTGGCTGCGTAGAAACAAGTGTCTCAAACACTTTCATAACAGCATTAAGTTATGCCCAAGGACTCTCAAAAGCTTATGATAAGAACATTGATCCATTCACATATATTCCAAAGTATTTGGAAAAGAGTTGTGGTTTTTTACCAAAAGCATCTTATCAACATCTTGAAACTGGAGCAGAGTTTTTGAAGACTATATTTATCTATCAAGAGGATCAAATAGTAGCATTGCCTTTGCTAAGTTGCTTAGCAAAACTTGGAAAATTCCTTAAGGAACCAAGATTAATTGTGCCTTTCGCAAAGATTAAGAACATGCACCAGATTGCCGTTGATGCAATATTCATGCAACTCAAAGGAAAAGGAAATCTTCAAAACATCCCAGGTTTTAAGAGATGGTACAATAAAATACAGAGTATAAGTCAACCGTTTTTA